ACCGGATAAACTTCCTTCGTAATCACAGGGAACACAACGTCGCCACCAGCAGCTTGCTCACGGGAACGTTCGCCACCATGAATATAAATCTCGCGTTCAATCGTATCATCAAAGGCAACATTCTTGTATGAACCAAAAATACCAAGAAGTTTGATTTCCTCCATAACCGGAGTTTCAATCACGAAACGTCTTAAAGTGTTCAGTTCTGCAATGGCACCATAATCGCCATTCTCGGCGCGGTTGCCAAGTTCTTTAATATAAGCAACAGCCTTATCAGCCTTCTGACCAAATTTAGACAGATCATCGCCATTCACAAGCGCAGAGAAAACCTCAACGACGGGGGAGTGCTTATTGAACTTACCATCAAAATTATCTGCATCTCTATGGATGTTATTTAATTCATAAGTCGTATTCATATTGCATTCTTCCTTTCCTAAACTTTAATTACGCCTGAGTCGCATCGTCAGCCGCTTCCCACTTACCAGAGGTTTCGTTGAATTTCAGCACCTGACCATTTGTAGCAGCGGTCGTAAGATCAACATCGGTCAAACCGGATAGAGAAGTGATCGGAGCATCGCCAGTATTATCGGCAACAAGAATAACCACCTTAACAGCCTTCTCCGTCAGTTTGAGTCCCTTATCCGTAATCTTGAAATACACACCGGACGCAGGTGCGGACAAAGCAACCTTCAGTTTGTTGGTCGTGTCATCATACACGAGAATATCATTCACAGAAAGATTGGTATAGCTTTTACCATCCGCATAAGCAATATGTTTGCCATCGACAACAAGTTTCTGATTTTCAAGAGACTTAACAAGATAGCCATTCAGATATTCACCAGCAGGTAGAGTCACATCGTCAACATATGCTTTATCACCAGTAATAGTATTAGACACCAGGTACAGTTCGCCGCCGTCCGTAATAAAATCATAGTTCTTCACAGCGGAAGCAGACTTGATAACAGGATTCACAACAACGCGATCCAGCATATGAATAGTTTCTAATTTAATCATATATCCTCAATTCCTTTCTATTTATTAAAAAATGTTCGTATCTTCCGTGGGTTTAGCGGGTTCCACAGCAGAGAAAATATCTTCTACATTTTCTTCTTCTTTTGCAGCGTTTTGTTCTGCAATAACAGCAGCTTCCGCTTCTTCTTTTGCCTTAATTCCAATACCGATCAAAATCTTATTAACAACAGAATTGATTTCACTCTTGATTGGATCTGCATTAAAAGCGTCAATCTCGGCTTGAGCATAACTCTTTTCCTCATCAGTGTACTTTGCAATTGCCGCATTCAGTTCGCCGACGCGCTCTTTCGCCTGGGCTTCTGCAAGAGCCTTTTCAAGCGTTTCACGTTCTTGCCAAAGTTCATCATATTTTTGGTTAAGATTTTTATACTCTTCCTTGATTTCGTCAAGAGCTTTTTGAAGTTGCTCGACACTCGCATTAAGTTCATTCTTTTCTTGCGTAATCGTATTAATCTGCGTATTGAGTTCAGAAACCTGCTTTTCGCATTCAGCCCTACAATTATTGATTTCGTTAGTGTGATTCGTATATGCAGAAACAGTCTCATCAATCAATGCTTTGACTTCGACATCATTCATTGTACTCGTTTCCTCCTTATGTTCATTAAGCTCAACTAATTGAGCCTTATTGTCGCTTGGCGCAACACCAAGAAGGGCATAGCCGGAATAGATGAATTCAGTTGGGATTCTTCCAAAATCCTTATAACCATACTTATAGACGATTCCGGCGTTATCTTCTGTGCGCATTATTTCTACGCTGCCGCGCGGATAAATGCCATTTTCTATATTCTCATCTAATTTTTCACAGAAGTTATGATAACAACTACTGTCAATCTCTCCCTCGCCAATGCTAACAAGAATCTTGTTTCCATCGTCATCTTCTATTTCTTCAATATAACCCTTTTTGAAGTGACCAATAACAGTAGCGTTTTCAAACACTGGAACCCCATCGTCAATATCGGTCATTCCATGCCCGCATAGTTCTGTTCGATCTTCGTCTAAAAATTCGCATCGCAAACTCGTGTCAACGATACTTGGCAACGCTTTCTCGCAATACTCCTTAATCCAAGTAATACCATTGAGATTGTATTCTGTACCAACTTCATTTACCGTATCTACGCAACTGTCCGGATATATTTCGTGTAAAATAAGTTTGAACTTGCGTCTACCGTTTTGACCTTTTTTCTTGGACTCGCTGAAAATCTCAAATGTTTTCAATTATTCTTCGCCTCCTTTCATGGTGAATTGCAATAAAATAGAGCTACGAATTCAATCGTAACTCATACAAAACATATGTATTGTTTTGTTTTATATAATAAAAAGAACGCTTTATCGTTCTTCTTAACAGAATAAAAAATCTCACATAAGATATGTAGAAAAATCAGTTAATTTGTATCAGATGGAGTTGGTATAGCATTCCCATTGTTGGACTGTGACTTTACCGTATTATCAGTTGGATCATCGGTTTTCGGTCTGCCACCTTTGTCTCCCGTCTTATTTGAAAACGTATAACTTGTTTGATGCACGGGATATTTCTCTTCAATGTTTTCTTCCAATTCTTGATCTAACAATGCAAAGAAAATGTCCGGAGAAATACCGCACGCACTCGCCCATAGAGAAAGAGATCCTTTTCCTTGCAAATATAAGTCTTTCGCATATCCGACCATCTTGTTCTTATCAACAAATGTCATTGGCAAATATCTACATTCAACATAATTCTTTTTGTCTTTTATAATATTCTTGCCGATACACTTATTTAATTCCTCTGTTATTTGGTCAACCCATTGGAATATCTGTGCCGTAACTAACTCCAAATTTGTTTGCTGCGCAGAATAACTACCAGATCCAACACCATCTAATGCGGAACCAGCAAATCCTAATGCTCTCGCAATCTTATCTCCAAGATTTGCTTCGTACTTCACGTCAAAAATGTCCGTGTTGCCTACATCGAGAGTATCTAATTTCGTACCGGCAGAAACCGTGAAGAAACTTGTTCCACCACGATTATTCTTTTTCATGACCGCTCCCTTAACCGTTTCATGTTGCTCTTTCTGTTGTGATTTTGTTAAAGCGCACGTTCCCTTGTCTCTACCTTCAGGAAGCGTCTGATAAATAACCTTGTTATTTATTTCGCCTAAAACGTTTCTTTTGGTTTCCGTGAAATAGTCATCATAAAGTATGTCACTTATTGCAGCAAGAACCAAAGGTCTACCGTACTTTTCTTTCATATCACTTCTGATTTTGTGTACGATTGTCTTTTCATTATTTAAAATATACCAATTTCCGTTTCGCTTACCTTCTTTTTTTTCGTTGTAAGCATCACGTATCTCTTTTGGGAATTTACGCAGCTTGCGCTCCGTGTCCTCGCCAGTTATCTTATCAAAATAGTCAAGATTAAACGCAATAACATAGGAGTTGTTTTTTCGTCCAACAATCTCTGTATAGTCTGTCGGGAGCGAAATGATACTCGCATTAATGCCTAATTCATTTATCTCAATTATGCCATCAACATCGGAATCATTAAGAAACTTCTCTAAAGAATTTGGTCTGCTCGTCGTTTCAAGATAATAAAACGCAACACCTTCGATCATTCCTCTCCACAGCGCATCTCTGACAATCTCTTTATCTTTGATTGTTCTCAATGTCGCTTCCATAAGTTCCTTATTCTTTTTGCGACGATGTTTATTTTTGCCATGTGTAACAATAACCCTATCTAACGTTGGCATTGCTGTCATATAGTCAACCGTATTTGTGTATGTTCCATTCGTGCCATAAAGCATCCATGATATTTCACGAAGAATAACATTATTACCGATTGGATCTTTCACCAGCGCATTCAGTTGTTCCCGCGAATAATAGTCAAATAAATTAATTCCGTAATAATAGGAAGAATACGTTACTCGATTTGAGTAAGATGAAAACTCATGCGTTTTTGTTTTATCTTGCTTTTTTACTCTAATGGCATTCGCTTTACTTTCTGCCGTATCAATTCCTCCTTTCTTAATTTATAAATGTTGCATATTCATAATCTTCTCCTGATGAAATGCTCTCACGCTCCAACAATGATGCAAAGTAGTTTCCGTATGAGCAGCTTGTATATCTATCTTTTCGATTGTTCCCTTGCTCGTGAATTACAATTACTCCTGTGTCTGGACGCTTCTCATAAACAAGGCTTGTAGATTCGCTTATTAGTGCTTGGGTTTCAAGAAATGGATTTTCATAAAAAATCTGTTCATCAGCTTCCGGAGATGTTATGTATTCTTTTATGTTTGGTAATGTTTCTTCTTTTGCAGTTTCATAGTTTATTAGAAACTCGATTTTCTTTTCCATCAACGAACGCCGAAACTCTAATGCAATATCACTATTAAGTTTTTGAGATGCATTGATGACGAAAATGCAAGGTTTTGCACCATCCACTTTGATTCTGTTGGCTATATTATCGTCGTTCATACAACAAAGAGGGGAGTAGTAGATGTTTCTTTCATCATCATAAAGTTCTCTTGCTAACATGTCATAAACAGCTATACCGGCGTTCCTTAAATCGAGGCATATATAATCAGCAGAAAAATCTTCATATAATTGCCTTATTCTTATAGCCTGTTTTATGATCTCTCCACCTTGCACCGACTCCAAATATGGAACTACACGTCTGTATCCATTCGATATAGTTGAGTTGTTTGAGTCTCGTGTGTAAGTAGTGTATTCAGGCAATAATCTCATACAAGAGAATATTGAATTGTCGTTTTTTTTGTTTTCAATAAAAGCCATATCGCATGAGACGATTCGTATTTCGTTAGTTAGTTTTGGAATGTCATATGGGTTCTTTTTTCCCGTTTTAACATCCAATGTTCGCCTCGGATAAAACGGACGTTTTATTACTTGATTGTCCTGAAACATAGAATACGTAAAGAAAGCTGACTGATTCTCGTGAATTCTCTCGTTGAGAAATTCAAGCCTCCATGTAATAGGATCTTGCTTTCGCTTTTCTTTTTGTAATTGTCTCTGTGTCCGTATGTTGTGTTTTAGAGTTATGCTCTCATCAAATGCCAGTAAACAGCCGCCAGTTCCGTTCAACATACTCTCATATGCGTTGTCGGCAATATCCCACATCCAATGCGGATCTAACCAACTTGAAGATATGTATATATCTACCGGTTCCTCCTGCAATTCTTTTATCTTTGCATAATAAGGATCAATTAGATATGGTGGTTGTCTAATCGTTTGAAATGGCGATAGTATGCTATCATCAACAGTTTTTTGGATTTGTCTACATTCTTCTCTGACAACGGTATTAGATCTATGACCACGACCATTCTCACTTGCCGGAACAACAACTATGGTGC